TTATCCCCCGTTAAGGGGTCCAGGCAAGACTTGCCAAGTTCCAAGGCGCGCTCTCTTACGAGAACGGCACCCATCCGACTTTATAACCAGAGACGCTGTCGCGAGGGATCACTCCTTCGCTAGGCACTCCGTATAAAGCCGCTGCAAGGACAGCACCGGGTTTCCAGTGATCGAGTGGGATAGGTCTAGTAACAGGTCGGTAGACCTGCACAAAGCCAATTCCATTTCGATACCTTCTACGGTAAGTGTTGTCATTTATCACGAGATCCCCTAACTCAAGAGGACCTCGTAACCGACGGATATTGCGCGGTAGAGCACGTAAACAGAGCTGCCAAGCAGACCTGTAAGCACTAAAAGCGAAATCAGACCAATGGTTCTCACGAACCATCCGCCTAATTCCGTTAGCAACAGATATCCAGTGCTGCGGTTCCGTGGGGTTGGTTTTAACATAATGTGGCCTTACGGCTACACCATTGAAGAAATCACCACCACAACTCTCGCGAAAAGGGCCATCGATGGACGTCTTCCGAGCGTTCGTCTCAAAACCCAAAAAGCGGAGAAGAGCCACAACGTCGTATGCCTTGTCCGTGGGAACGATGATATCGTCACCGAAGACATGGAAATCAACATGCGGCGTACCGGATTTCATCGCGACGCAGACGGCTGCATATATGAGCGTTTCAAGCTCAAAAGTACAGCCATTACCCATGGACGAGAACTTCTCAAGCTTCTGCCACTTTCCACCGATTAAGGTGTACGGCGACCGAAGTGCATTGAGTAGCTCAAACCACAGAGGCGGGAGTAGAGCTCTCACGAGCTCCAAGCAAATGAGGTCAGATGCAGAAGTTAGGTCTATGGTGGCAAGGCCACCATACGAACTCCCCCAACGGGCCATCAGGCGATGGCGCTCTTGGTCATACTTCAAGTCGATCTTGAAAACTAGCTTCAGCCTACGCCGAATATAGCTCCCAATACCGAGCTGAAAATAAACATTTAGGGAAGGTTCAATACATATACCGCGACGCTTGAAGGCGTCCTTTGGCACAGTAGTGAAGCGATTACCGCGAACCCTTTCGGGCTCAGACCAGTTCTCACGATAGCCTTTAAAGCTATATCCAAGGCCCATGCGCTTGCCGCGCACGGAACGAGCCCAGGCCGTATTCTCCCACTCAGGGATAAACACGGAGGCGCTTGGTGTGAGAGTCGGCAGGTTTTGAATCTTG